GACCACCTGGCGCTGGCCCTGCTGACCCTGGGCCACTGTGTGCGCGGCGAAACCATATCAGCCGCGCTGTGGAGCCTGGAGCAAAGTGGCAAGTGGCCTGGGCGCTTGGGCCGCCCGCTGGTGGATGCGCTGTTTTACCCGTTGGAGCGCCAGCACTGCCAGGCCAGCTGGCTGGCTGAGCGGTATTTGTATGCAGGCACTCAGCCATGATCACCGTCCAGGTCAATGACAAGCAGGTGCTTGACGTGCTGGCCGCGTTGACCCGGCGCAGCCAGGACCTGCGCCCGGCCCTGAAAGAGATTGGCGAGGACGTGGCCGAGAGTACCAAGCGCCGCTTTGCCAGCGCCAGCGCGCCAGAGGGCACGCCGTGGGCGGCCAACAGCCAGGTCACCATTGACCGCTACCTGGGGCTTTTTGCCAGCTCATATAAGAAGGACGGCACGTTAAGCAAAGCAGGCACGGCACGTGGCGGCAGCAAGAAGCCATTGACGGGCGAAACCAAAGCGCTGCAACGCACCATCCATTACCAGGTCAACGGCAGCAGCAGTGTGAGCATTGGCAGCCCCATGGTGTACGGCGCCATGCAGCAGTTTGGCGGCACCGTGGCGCAGTTCCCGCATTTGTGGGGTGACATACCGGCGCGGCCGTTTTTGGGTTTGTCTGCGCCAGACAGTGCCAACATTGTGGCCATTGTGGGCAGCTACCTGGCCGGGCCTGCACAGTCGTGATCTAAAAGCCATTCAGGCATAAAAAACCCCGCTTCGAAGAGTGGGGTTTGGGGCAACGGTTAAAACGGGCTGTGGCGCGTCAAAACCATTTTTGAGGCACACGTACCAGGTTTGATTTATCCCAGCGTTAGAAATGCGTTAGCTTCGGTCTAAATGGCATTGCCGTATGGCTGGCTTGGCTGGCTTGGCACAGAGCCACTTTTTTCACCGAAGATGCCCGCCAGACGGTTTGGATTTTAGCGCGGCCGGGCCGCATCCCGAAGCCCTGCGCCGTTACCAGACCGCCAGCGCCCCAAGACACTTGTGGCATGGCAAAAACACCCCCACCCCAGACGCTGCAAATTTTTAAACCCGGCACCCACACCGCCATGAGCGGGCAGACGCTGGCATTTTCTGAATCAGACTTGCAGGCCACCTGCACCGCCTACGACATCACCAAGCACGAAGCCCCGCTGGTGGTAGGGCACCCCGCGCACGACTTGCCGGCCTATGGCTGGGTGCAGTCGCTAACCTATAACGAAGGTGGCATTGACGCCACACCGGCGCAGGTCAACACCGACTTTGCCGATATGGTGGCCGCTGGTGCCTTCAAGAAGATCAGCGCCAGTTTTTATGCCCCCAATGCGCCCAGCAACCCGGTGCCCGGTGTGTATTACCTGCGCCACGTGGGTTTTTTGGGGGCGCAGCCGCCCGCAGTGAAGGGTTTGCGCGCGCCACAATTTGCCGATGTGGAAGAGGGCGTGCTGACTTTCAGCGAGTGGGATGACGTGACCAACGCAGGCCTGTGGCGCAAATTGCGCGATTGGTTCATTGGCACCCATGGCCCCGAGGTGGCCGACAAAGTGTTGCCCAACTACGAGGTGAGTGCCCTGGAGCTGGGCGCACAAGACGAGGTTAGAGAGGCGGCTGCAGAGGCGGCCGCCAGCCCTGCACCAACCCCCGCATTTTCCGACCCGCAACCAGCAAAGGAGCCTACCGTGACCCCAGAAGAGAAAGCCGCCCTTGAGGCAGAAAACAAACGCCTCAGCGCCGCGCTGGCCGCCCACAAGGCCAGCCAGATCAATGCTGCCAATGTGGCATTTTGCGAAAAGCTCACCGGCCTGCCGGTGACCGCGCGTGAGCTGTTTGTGCAGGCCTTTAACCACTTTGACACCTTGCCTGAGCCGCTGGAGTTTGGCGAAGGGGCCAACAAAGCACCGCTGCTTGACGGGCTCAAGGCGGCGTTGATCGCGTTGCCGCCCCTGGTGCAGTTTGGTGAGGTGGCCACTACAGCCAATGCCGCGCAGGTAACACCACAAGACAACCCGCTGCTGGTGGACGCTGGCCGACGCCATACCAAGTAAGCCCGCCTTAACCCCCCACCTTAACTACAGCCTATAGAAAGAAACCATCATGCTCAATAAAACACTTGTCGCCGCGCTAACCGATCTGGTTTTGTACGAGGTAGCCCCCCTGTGGTGCCGCGACACCGTCACCCTGGGCGCTGGCAGCACAGCGCTGGTGGGTACGGTGCTGGCAAAAAACGCCGCCGGTAGCTACAACCCGGTTGATTTTGCCGGTGTCAACGGCGCAGAGCTGGCCCAGGCGGTAGCGCTGGACCTGGTAGATGCCACGCTGGGGGCCAAAGCCTGCATTGTGATCAGCCGTGGCTGCGTGCTTGATAGCGCAGGCCTGCTGTGGCCAGTTGCCGCCACTGAGCCGCAAAAAGCGGCTGCTATTGATCGGCTTACAGCGCTTGGCATCGTGACCAAAGTGGCTCAGTAAACCGATTCACCCTAACCTTTTATTGATTGGATCAAAGAAATGAACCTTGCCGACCTCTTTACCGTGGCGAGTATGACCGCCTCTGCCAACAAACTGCCCCCCATGCCGACCAAGCTGGGGGCCTCTGGCCTGTTTGCTGAAAAAGGCATTGCCACCACCTTTGTGACGGTGGATGAGCAAAACGGGCGTTTGATTCTGGTGCCCAACACGTCGCGCAATCTTGACCCGGTGCCCCTTAAAAATGGCCGCCGCACCCGCCGCGTGTTTGAGGCCACCCACTTGCCCGTGGCGCGCACCATTATGGCCAACGACTTGCAGAACATTGCGGCCTTTGGTCAAGATGGTGTGTTGCAGTCGCAAGCGCAGGTGATCAACGACAAGCTGCAGGAGATGATCAACAGCGTGGAGGCCACGCGTGAATGGCAGCGCATGGGCGCGGTCAGTGGCAAGATTCTGGATGCCGATGGCTCTGTGCTGTTTGACCTGTTTGATGAATTTGGCGTGACCAAAAAAACCACACCCGTGCCTTTGAGTGCGGCAAGCACAAAGGTCATGAAGTATTGCCTGGATGCCAAGCGTTGGGCTGAAACCAAGCTGGGCGGGGTGATGGTGAAGGGCTACCGCGCCTATTGCGACGCGGTTTTCTTTGATGCCTTCACCGGCCACCCAACTGTGCAGGCTGCCTTTGCCAACTACCAGGCAGCGCAAGACCGCCTGGGCGGTGATATGCGCAGCGGGTTCACGTATGGTGGCATTGAGTTCATTGAGTACGAGATCACCGTGAGCGGGCAAAAATTCATTCCCGCCGGCACGGCCAAGGTGTTCCCGTTGGCCCCAGGTGTCTTCACCATGACCAATTCGCCCGCCAATTACCTTGAGACGGTCAACACGCTGGGCTTGCCGTTTTACGCCAAGTCAGAGGCGCGCAAGCTGGGTAAGGGCTGGGATATGGAGGTGCAGGCCAACCCGCTGGCCATGTGCTTGTACCCAGAGGCCTTGGTAGAGCTGACCGCCGCCTAAGCCATGGTGTACGCCACGCTTGCCGACTTGGTGCTGGCCGCCACCGGTGGCTGGGACGAGTTGGCCCAACGTGCCGCCATGAATGCTTTGGTGGACGGCCCGCTGCTGCAAGCCACGGTAGAGGGCACTGAGCGCGCCGCCTGGAGCGCCCCGGCCATTGCCGCAGCAGACGCAGCCCTGCTGCGCATGAACGAGGCGCTGGCCCGCGCCAGTGCGCATGCCGACACTTATATGTTTCCGCGTTACCGCACGGTGATGCCGCTGGCTGCAGAGCTGGTGGCGGGGTCCAGCCTGCCGGGTGCGGTGGCGGCCATTGCGCTCAAGCGCCTGTATGGCCACCTGGTGCCTGAGGATGTGCGCAACGGCACCAAATGGGCTGACGACTACCTGCGCGACCTCAGCAAAGGTGTGGTCAGCCTGGGCGGACTTGACGCCACGGTGGCGCAGCCCGGCGGGCGCATGGTCAGCCGCGTGGTACCCAAGGCGTTTGACTGGGGCAGCTACTGATGCTGCACAACCTGCTGGCGCTGGAGCCCGAGCTGTTGGCACGCCTGAAAACCGTGCTGGCCGGCCAGACCCCGGCGGTGCATGTGCTTAGCGCTGACGACCTGGCGGGTGTCAAAGAAGAGCAGCAGCTGGTGCCTGCGGTGCACTTGTTGTACCAGGGCTACCGGGTAACGCAGGCCAGCCGGGCCGACGGCCGCGCGGCGCGCATTGAGCAAACCTGGTTGGCCGTGGTGGCCACCCGCAATGTGGCCAACCTGAAGTCTGCAGACGCTGCACGCGCACAGGCCGGCCTGCTGGCAGGCCAGGTGGCCAAAGGTTTGATGGGTTTTAAGGCCGCCGGCGCGGCTGGCCCTTTGAAGCTGGCCACAGCACCCGGCGCTGGCTTTAACAAGGGCTATGGCTATTTGCCACTGGCTTTTACGGTGGAGCTGGCGTTAACGCTGGCCGTGTGATGATTTTTAACCTGAAGGACTCAAGATGACTGATACCGTTTACTACCCCTACCTTAGCGTTGGCAAGGTGTATGCCCGCATAGCCGGTGCCGCCGCTGGCTTGATGGACATTGGCGACGCCAGCAAGCTTGACCTGGCCGTCAAAGAAGACAAGAAGAAGCAAATGGATTCGGGCAAACTTGGCGGCGGTGTGCGCGCCACGGTGAGCCGCATCACCGAGGTGACGCTGAGCATGACGCTTAACGACCTTAACAAAACCAATGTGGCGCGCGCCCTGTTTGGTGCCGAGGCTGCCGTGACAGGCGCTAGCGTGCTTGATGAAGTGGTGACCGCCTATAAAGGTGCCCTTGTGCCGCTGGTGCACCTGAACCCGACTGCCGTGACGGTGACCAGTGCTGACGCGGTGACCACTTACAGCGGTGTGACGGACTACGAGGTGCGCCCTGGTGGCATTTACATCTTGCCCACCGGCACGATTGCCGATGCTGCCAGCCTGAAGGTGGGCTACACCTATGCGGCTTACGACAAGGTGGAGGCCATGACCACTGGGGCCATCATTCTTGAGCTGCACTTTGAAGGGCTCAATGAGGCCAACAGCGGCAAGCCGGTGGTGGTGGACATTTACCGCGCCCAGCTCAGCCCTACCAAGGCGCTGAGCCTGCTGGGGGACAAGTTTGCTGACTTGACGGTGGATGCCGAGGTGCTGATTGACACCAGCAAGGTGGGCGTGGGCATTAGCCAGTATTTCCGCGTGAAGATGGCTTAAGGCCCCTGGGTAGAGCATGGCCATTAACCCCGTCGAAATCATCATCAGGGCCAAGGACGAGGCCTCGGGCATTTTCAGCTCGATGGGGTCGAAGGTGGCCGCCGTGGGGGCCAGCATTGCCGCCTACTTTGGCGTCAATGCGTTTATTGGTGCCGTTAAAGGTGCGGCTGATCTGGAGGCCAAGCTGTCAGAGGTGGCTGCTGTCAGTGGTGCAACGGCTGCCGAGATGGTGCAATTGCGCCAGGCCGCAGAGGCCGCAGGGGCCAGCACCAAATTTACAGCTACTGAGGCGGCGGATGCACTGGGCAACCTGAGCCGCGCGGGCCTGAGCGCCAAGGATGCCATCACGGCGCTGCCTGCGGTGCTGCAACTGGCGCAGGCGGGCGGGGTAGAGTTGGGCGCGGCATCAGAGTACGTTACCAAAACCATCATGGGCCTGGGCTTGGCGTTTACCGATGCCGGGCGCGTGGCCGACGTGCTGGCCCTGGGTGCCAATGCCAGTAACACCAGTGTGAACGGCTTGGCGCAAGCCCTGAGCTACGCCGCGCCACTGGCCAACACGCTGGGCCTGTCGCTGGAAACCACGGTGGCCATCATTGGCAAGTTTGCCGATGCAGGCATTGATGCCAGCCGGGCGGGCACGGCGCTTAACGCCATCATGGCGCAGTTTGCCGACCCGGCCAGCAAGTTCCGCGCAGAGCTGTCAAACGCTGGCATTACCACCACCAATTTTGAGAAA